GGAGATACAGATAAGTAAATAGTTCCATTATTAAACCTATCTAATTTCTCTGTAATTGTTTGAGTTATTAAAGCCTGGTTAAGATAACTTTCAGCTGCTTGCCTTGCACTTTGCAACAAGGTAGAAATTAGAGTATCTTCTGTTGAATCATCAACTTTAAGATAATTTTTTACTTCTTGTAGTGTGAAGATTTCTGTTGCAGGCTGCGTAGTTACTTTCCATCCCATGTTTATAATTTTAATAAGGGATAGAGATTTCTCCCTATCCCTTTACTATCCCCTATTATTTACAGATTCTTCAAGTGCTTGATTGCGGCAGTCTGAATTAACTTGCCATCAAATCTCGCATACATTAAGAAGCCAAGCTCCATCTCATCCATAAACCTCTCACGCAATGGCACAAGCACATTGTTAGCTACCTGGCGAATAATGTATTTAGACCAATCTCCAAAGTAAATAATCTTTGCATCAGCAGCCTGTGCAGATGGAAGATCATTGTTTACAAAGAAGTTGTATCCTAACAATCTATCTGGTGTTCCTTCACGAAGTGATGGTTGGAACAAAGTAGTATTGTTAGTGTCTAAGTTTAACTTTCTAACCGCGCTCAAAATCTGATCATGCATCATAAATGCAGCAGATGGTGAATTACGGTAAGCGATGTCAACAGAGTGAACAAGTTCAACTAAATTAGCAGCTGTGAATGCACCGGTAGATGCAGATTCAACACCGGAAGGTGCTACATCTTTAAAACCAGTTGGCTTACCAGAACCATCACCAGTTGTAAATGCAGTATTTAGGCCACGGCCTAAACGCTCACCTAACATAATTGGTAACTCTGTGTTCAATAAACCAAACTCGTCATTTGCCCATTCAACAGACACTTTTACAAGTGTGTTTAAAACGTGTGCAGAGAAAGTCTCTCTTGTAAAGGTCATGTCCTGTACAGTCACCGCTCCACCTTCAGTATGCCATGAGCCAGCAGTTGCTGTATCATTTACTTTTGGCCAGTACAAAGTACCTGCCTGTGGAGTAGTGATTATACGGCTAACATTAAGCATTGGCCCATAGTAAGCCATTGTCTTCTCCAACTCATAGGAAAATTGGTAAGGAATAACATAACCACCTGCAAGACCACTTTCCGCAGTAGTAATCGTAGCAGTTCCACGCATCTCTCTAAGCATTGATTGCTCGTTGCTTGTTAAGTCACGCTTTGCAAGAGCTTTCATGAATGCTGTGTGATACTCAGGTGATTTTACAATCTCCCTTGCATCTCTTGGCATTGCATTTATTGTCTGCTCAACTGCATTAACACCTCTTTCTTCTGTGTTAATCTCATTCCATCTTTCTAAACGAGAAATCTGGTCTGTATAATTTTTAAAGTTAGCATCAGCTGCATCCCATTGTGCCAATTCCTCGGCATTCATTAGACGACCTTCGCCAGCTGCTCTCTTCTGCAAGTCTTCCATTATAGCATAATCGGAAGCCCGCTTTTCTCTTAATAATTTAGAGTTCATTATTTTGTTTTTAAATTTAATAAGTGCAGGGCATTCCTGCGTAGTTCATTCTGTATATTAATTTCTGATTTAACAGATATATCAATCACTTTTAGCAAATCTTCATCTATTTGCTTTGTAGCATCGTAACTTCTTTTAGCTACCATTGTATCCGGATTAGCTGGATAAGTAACAGGTGAAACATCATACACTTTTTTAATAGAACGTATAACTCTTTTAGGTTTCATTCCCGATCTTTCTTGCCAGTCCTCTGCCTCTACTGTAAATGCAAAACTACTTTGATAAACATCACCACGCTTTACCATTTCCAAGAGATCATTGCCTAATGTAGTGTTTGGTGCATCAAATTCATACTCCATCGCATTGCCTGTGACATTTAGCTTTAATGTGCCAGATGATGTCCTTGCCAGTACCATATTCATGTCATGGTTAAACAAGGCTACAACATCTTTCATGTCAGCCTCATTTAATGACTCTGAAGACATTTCCTCGTCATACCATCCCATGTCATAGGAAGAGTTAAACACTGTGGCAGTACCAAAGATAGTACGGCTTTCAGGTTTAGCCCTTAATTCAAAATTTATGCTTCTCTTTTCCATATATTTTAATCGTTAGTATCGTTACTATCGTCATTTATGTCAATCACATCTTCTTCTTGCTCATGTGCAATGCCTTCAGATGATGGCTCTATCTTTATGTTAGATGCTAATGGTAACTCATAAGAATCACCACCTTCGTAGGGATTCATATTTTCTTTAATCCTAATCTCGTTTGGAGACATCGCCAGTACATTACGCATCGTAGTATAATAGGATGATCTTGCAGCTATATCACCACGCAATAAGCCATCAAGATTAAATCGAGTAGTAAACTTTTCCTTTTCTACTTCAAAAAATATTTTTTTATTAAATTCTGCCTCTATAGTTTCGCATAATGGCATAATTGTATAGTTCACAAACATTTGGCTCAACTGTTCCATGTTGCCAAAGGTTGCTTTGTCCATATCTTCCAATAAAACACCAGGAACACCTGTTATCCTTGCAATGTCGGAAATGGTAGCTTTCTTCGTTTCGTTAAATGCTGCATCAGAGGGATTAAGACCTACCTTTTGAAAGTCCATACCTTCCTCTAAAATAGCTGTACCTCCAGCGTTTTGACTTCCACCAAATGCTCTATTAAAACTACCTTTTAATCTATCGTATGCCTCATTAGTCAATCTACCAGGATGCTTTAATACACCGTTAAGATGCGCACCGTTTTTGTAAAAGTTAGCACCGTAGTTTCTGTTGGCTAAAGCTAACCCAAAATTGTCACGGTGAACGTCTGGCACTAACAACGCCTTAACGCCATCCCATGCAAGATTGGGAATGTAGATAATATTCTCCCCTCTGTATGTTTTATTATTTTCTTTATTCTTAAAAACGAGTTCATTCCTACTATTATATCCAATCTCCATTTTGGTAGGATTAAGAATAGTAAGGCTGTTTATTCTTGTAGTTATGCTATTTCTATTGATTGCAGCGTAAAATGCACCATGCGCCAAATAGTGAAGCACCATTGTCTTATAAAAAGTGTGGGAGGTATATAAGTCCGATGGCTCTCTTGATATTACTTTGTAGTTAGGATGATCCTTTGCTATTCTTACTCCTCCATTATCTTGTTTTTCTATAATATCAAAAGGAATAGAGGCAATAACACCTCCAAGTATTTGAGTAGCGCGATAAAAAGCAGGAAGTCCTATAATTGCGTATTCATCCACTGCCACACCAGCAGCACTGCCACGCTGGAACAATGCACCTAAAGTGTCACCGTTTATAGGTGTAGATGGATTTTCTATCGAGCCTCGCTTTGTAGAAAAAAAAGACCGCATGGTGTCGAGTATTGCCATGCGGTAAAAATAAACAAAATCAGTATGAAATCAACAACTTTTAGTAACAAGCTAAATGAACCTAATGTCCATGTATGTTTTTTTAGCTTTTCTGAATGAGTTATAAGTACTATATTTTTCATTTAGTCCTAACTCCTGCCTTTCCTCTTCTAACTTTCTCCACGCATCCTCATGCCTGGGACAATCGCCAACAAGTTCATAAAATCTGTGAAAATAACCGCTTGTGCAATTAATCTGCCTGACTTGTTGAGCGTACTCATGTTTCTTCATTAAAATCTCCATAATTGACATTTTTAACTTTTCAATTAGGTACATTATAACATTAATAATCCTTGTTCACGTTCACCAGATGTGTAAATGGTTGGTCTGTCCTCTACCATAATTTGTGCGTATGCCATAACCATTGCGACCGGCCCATCTACCTTTTCAGTTGACTTAGCTTTATCTATCTTTATGTTTCCAGCAGGATCAAACCTAAGCATTACGTTTGTCATCATCCACTCCATGACTGGATTTCCATCGTGTGTTATCTCATTTGATAAAAACATCTTTTCTATTTCTTTTGTTGGTGCAGACATCGAAATAAAGCCTTGTCCAAATGGTTTCATATTTGCACCATCATTTGTCAGCTGTATAACAAGTTGACTTGCATTCCATCTATCAAACGCTATACACTCTATTTTATATTTTGCAGTTAACTCAATAACCTTAGCTTTTATAAAATCATAGTCAGTAACATTCCCTTCAGTCATAATAATATCTCCATCCTGTGCCCATTGCACATAAGGCACTCCATCGGACAAGGATCTCTCCCTTACGTTATCCTCTGGACAAAAGAAATAGGATTTAATATGTGGTTTATCAAGTCCTTGTTGCACAGGGAAACAAAGCACTAAGGCCGCAATGTCACGAGTGGAGGCAAGGTC